CCATGTTCCGCAATGTAATTGGCTTTTTTAATTTCAGCATCAGTAGACTGATTTCTAAACGCGACATACTTAGGATCGTTCTCATTAAACGGCGTTCTCCCATCAGTTCTAGTTAACTTAGACTGGCTTTCAGCTTGGCTTATATCCGCATCTTGCTTTGCTTGTTGCGCTTTAGCAATAGCTGCTGCCCTTGCCTTATGTCCTACTTTGGTTTTTGGAAAATCCTGAGTGTTCTCTGCCCAATCAATAGCACCGTTTAAATCAACTAACTGTTTTTCATACAACTTTGCACTAAACTCAGCTCTTGCTGCATCATTATCGTCATTCTTTTTATCATTCTTAAAATCAAGCTGCATCTGTGTCATTTCGAGTCTTCTTGCCTCGATTTCTACACTGTTAGCTTCCGTGTACACCTGCTTTTTCCTAGCGTCTTCTGCTGCTTTAGTATTTTTAAGAATTGTAGACGAGTGGGCTACATTCGGGGATGCTTTTAAATCAACAGTCTTTTCGGCATCAGGTAAATCTAATTTTCCCTGAGTTTGATTTTGACGAATCAAATCAGCCTTCATCGCATTGTATTCTTTTAATGCAGAATTGAACGGCTCAGGTAATTTGTTGAAATCACCACCTGTAGTTTTTATCAACTCCCGAGCTAACGCTGGTCCTGCATGATACGCAAGCTGGCGCTGTTGTTCATCTTTGAAGCCTTCTTTCTCAGTTAAGCCCTTGATGATTGAAGCACCACCGAAAATACTATCCCTAGCATTAAACGGATCCATACCAAAACCAAACTGCTTATCATATCCCCACTGTTTAACTTGTTCTCTTGAGATGTTTAGCTGCTGCATTACCCCCCGTGCAGACGAACCAGGTTCTGGGTTCTGGGCTTTTTCATTCCCATTACTTTCATGCTGTCCTCTCGCAGCAATCTCAAACGGATCAACACCCAAGGTACTTGCCGCTTCATTTACGATGTCTTGGTGTTTTTTCATCCCTCCACTAAGACGTTTAACTTCCGTAAACATAACACCAGCTGCACGTTGTTGCTCAGGCTCCCTTTTCTCAATAGGGATTAAATCTAAATTGGAAATCTGATCAGTATAAGCAACAATCAATGCTTCAGCTTTTTCTGAAACAGTTTTATTCAACTCTTGTAATACTGTTTCTATCTGATTATTCGCATCAAGAAGAAGCGCAGATTCCACAGCAGGAGAAAATTTATAGTCCTTAACCTGATTTGTGATTTGAGTTTTTAAAACACCTGCAAATTCTTTTCCATTCGCTTCCAACGCAGAACGTATGTTGTCATTCCGAGTAGCTGTGAACACATTCTTTTCATCAGGGTTTTCGCTGTTTCCAACTTCTAATGTTTGTTGCCCGATGTTTAGTGCAGCTTTAGTCTTTAAATCTTCTTGTGCTTGTCTCGCAACAGGCGCAACTTTCTCCTGTACCGCCTTAATAAATTCTTCAGCTTGAGCAGGGGTTAGTGCCTTGTTGTCAACAATCGCCCCTTTAAAAACAGGATTTTTAATGAGTTCAGATATTGCTTCAAGCTCTAATTTTCCCGATTTAGAAAGCTCTTCTTCTGAAGTAACGAGACTCATATAAAGGTCGCGTAAACCTTTAACTGTGCCTGTTAGTGGTTCTGTTATTTCTTTTGCACCCAGTACAAGTTTACTAAAACTCTCAGAAGAAACACTATTTGTACCTCGGAATTGTGTCTTGATTTGTTCAATCAAATCACTGTTATCTTTCGATGGGTCTGCTTTCGATAACTGTTGTAATAACTGTTCACTTAGCTTCTGGCTATTATCACCTCCAACTGTATCAACGATTGTGGCGTTAAGTACGTCCTTTTTAGCCTGTGAATCCTTGAAGTATGTCAAAAGTGAATCAGGTGAATCAGTATAATTCTTTAGGGATTCCAACTCTTTAGTCGGTTTCTCCATACCTTTTGTTTGCTGTGCAAGCAAGTCCGCCATACCTGCACCAATCACTACACCTGTTTTTCTAAAATAATCTTCTTCTTTTGAATTCTTTACTCGCGCAGCATCTCTTGAGTGGTTGGGGTTATTTGCATCGCCTGGTAATTCCTTGAAATTCCTAGCGTTACGCTTATCCTTAGAATTCTCAATGGTTAAATCAGACGCAGCATCACCTGCATATTCTTTCAGCTTGTTGATAACAGCTGTAAGCGGTTTTAAGAAAGGCTCACCAATAGCATCAGCAAGAACTTCAACTTGATCACCTAAGTTTTCAAATGCTTTTTTAGTAGTGTGTGACGCTGTTGCAGCACCAGCCGCAGCAGTTGCTCCTGCTCTCATCTGAGCTTCAAGCCCTGCAAGACTTTCTTTACTGTTCAAGAGCGGTTTAAACACATTTAATGCACGTGAATCTAAAGCCCTTTCCATCTCTGCAATAGACTTGTAGTCACCAACACCAATACGTTTTAACTCAGCAACAGCTTGAATAAGTGGGTTTTCTGAATTTCGGTAATCTGAGAATTTTTTAGATGCTTGTTCCGCAGTTACATCTTCACCTTTTTTCGCATACTGGCTCGATAAGAAGTCAGAAAATTTCTTATCAGGTGAGAACAACTCACGATACATCTGTGTTGAACCAGTTGCAATTGTACTTGCTTTAACACCTGAGTTTCTTAACAAAGCATCAAGTGATAATGACTGTTCAAGTGATACATTTGCAGACTTTGCAGCAGCAGCATTCAAAGACAAGATGGTTTTCAAATCTTCAATCTGTAACTTGGATATGTTTACAGCCTGAGTAATCCTGTCACCAATCGTACTTACATCAATTCCATCCCAAACTTCTTTTACTGTGGTGATGATGTCAGCAGCCGTTTGTAACTGACTCCCAGTTGCAGTAGCTACATCTGCAATCGCTTGTACAGTTTTCGGAATGTCTTTCATCTCGACACCCGCTTGCGCTACTGTTTTCACCGCCCCAGCAATTTCTTTTATACTGAATGCTGTTGTTACAGCCGTGTCTTTTATTGACTGGTTAATCACAGCCATTTGTGTATCGGATGAAGAAGTAATCGCTTGGATATTCTTCATTTCATCTTCAAGCGCTATCACTGAAGACACTACTTCTTTAATAGCATTTGCTACGTTGTATACAATAGCCCCAACTGCCCCGTAGCGCGTTAAAGTGTCAAAGGCATGTCCTACTTTACCTAAAACCCCTCTGTACTCCTTAGCTGCGTGTGAAGCCTTATTCCAACCAGCTTCATGCTCTTTCATATTCCGTGACAACTCGGTATGCTTATCTGAGCCTGGTTGTTCCTGTGAAAGAGCTACAGATGTCTCATCCATCCGATTACGATAAGCAGCCTTGATAAAACGCATATCTTCTCTTGGACGAGAAGTAAATCTAGTCCCTTCAGCGATAAATTGTTCACCAAGTTTAACCTCAGCAGCTTTTACCTGCTCCCCACGCGATGCTGATCTTCCTTCCGTTGGTGATAAAAACTTTAATCTGTTTTGAGCCAACGTTTGAATAGATTTGAATTCACCTTGTAAATCAATTACTTTATCCGCTAAATGTCTATCATTCATGTCACCCAAATTGGCAGGTGATAATTTGATTTTATGCTGAATCTCGTTATACCTCTTGCCGAGGTTTTTCAAATCCTCAAGTGGCATATCCGTGATTTCTTTTCTTAGACGCTTTAAGCTATCTGTTTCTTGCAGTATGCTCGTAGCACGTGACGTTAGCTTATCCTGCTTTACACTTTCCCGTAACTGGGCTGATTCGGATGTGCCGCGTAGATTCGATTCTAAGTTGCTTAAACTGTTTCGTTTTCTAGCCTCTTCAGATGCACGTTTATTCGCAAGTTTCTGCTGAACACCTTCTGTGATGCCAGCTGAATCCCGCATCTGCTTATCAAAATCTGTACCTATTTTACTCTCGTGTTTAACCTCATGTAGCCGATCTGTGTATGATGATATTAAACCTTCTTTTTTCGTCAGTTGATCTGCAAGCTTCGTCTTTTGGTCGTCCGTGACATTGGCATTAGTCATTAAGCGCGATATGCGACCATTTAACGCTTGTGCTTCTTTTATCCCAGATTCAAGGACTTTCGCATCTTGTGTTTTAGAATCATTCCGTAACGCTTGGGCATCCATCAACACTTTCGTGTAAGAGTCTTGAGCCTTGATTACACTTGCGGGTACTTGACTTCTAAAACTAGTTATTTCCGCCGCTGTTGTACGTTGTATCGCGTTAAGACGCTGTGTTGATAATACTGCATCAGAGTTCTTTAGTTTTAAATTTACTTGGTCAAGATCTTTTACTAATTGTCTGGCACTGGCTAATCTTTTTTGGGCTGCGGTAATCTCAGCCATATCAAGGTTAGGGTTATTTTTTGCTGCGTCAAACGCTTTGCCTGCGCTTGTTCTTTCACCTCGTGCATACACAAGGTTCTGCACGTTATTCTGTCTTGCTGCTAAATCGTGTAATGTTTTAGACGCAGTTACTGCCTGACGCTCAAGTTCGTTTAAATTTTCTTTGTATTTTTGGACTTGTAGCGCACCAACTTGTAACTCATGATTAAATTTCTTGTAGTCAGCACCGTTTGACATTTCAGAGTGCGCTTGGAAAAACTCTGGTTTTAGTTTATCTGACTCTTTGCGTAAGTTGTGAATCTTCCCGTATGTAGACTCAAGGCTTTTGACCTCTGACTCCATTTCCTTACTTGCAAGTTTAACCCCATCAATACCTAACGCTTTACGGATTGTCTTGACGGAGCCATCATGATTTACTGTTTTAAACTTTGGGGCTACAGTTATAAGCGGTGAAAACGTTTGGGATTGAGGCACACCTCCAATAACTTCGTGCATGTTTACACGATTATGCTTATACGTGAACTTAGCCGCTACGGATACAGGGACGTTCATTTGACCAGATACAGCTGCCTGTTTTAAGGACTGCTCAATGCCATTGTGCATCGTCTGAATCTTGCTCGTAATACCCGTGTAGTCAACTTTGCCAAGCCCTACTTCTACGTCAATTGTTTGTTTAACTTTCGCGTTAGCCATTTTTATCCTTTAAAACCCAAATGCCTCAAGTGCTGCTTTAGCACTTGGGTCTGATAAATCAATTATATTTTCACCCGCTTGGTCATCTGCATACTTCCCACCAAACCCGTACATACTTGCTTCTAATGCAATTAACGATAACTGGCTGTCACAAGCTGACTTTACTCGGATAGCCTCCTGTACAAGGAGAAAATCCTCTTTCCAGTAATAATTCAAAGCCTTCTCTATATCGTAATCAGCTAGATAGAGGCAAGACTCTGTAGCAGATAAACCACTGAACCATGCAGAAAAACTCGAACCAAATGATTTACCTTGACGAGTGTGCAATGTTGGTTGGACTTCTGTTATTTGCAGCTCATTGATACGCTCTATCACCCTTTGTACTAAGCCATACGCCGTTGCTTTTATAACATCAATAGGGTAGACAAGCGCATAACTGTTTAGCACAATATTTTCAAACTGTTCGTGAGTTACTTCTTCTTTTAACTCATTGAGAATGGCTCTTTCAATACCAAACGATAGACATACACGGGGGGTATTACTTGGGTAGTCCTGAAACATTTTTCCTCCTAATTTTCAATGTATTATACATGAAAAAGCCCACAAGTTTTTAACGACTTGCAGGCTTAGTTTAAAAGTTACAGCCTAGTTGCCTGAAAGGAAACGACCATATGGGTTTTTAGAATTGAAAGTTCCAGTATGCGCTAGTTTACCACTGGCTGCTACATCATCAGCAGTTGGTAACATCGCTTTAAATGCCATACTCGTAGTACCCCAAGAATCGCCAGAGAACGAGAAATCCAAACCTGAAGTTACTGCAACTTTCCATAATTGGAAGCCAACTGGTTTACCTGTAGACTGATCTTTTGAAATAATATCCATAGCGAAATAGTTGGTTGTAGTGTTACCACCAATACCAGCATTATCTGCTTTGTAAATTGTATCACCCGCTGTCAACGCAAATAACAATGGTGTGTTTGCAAAATTCAATGTTTGACCTGAAGCATCAGCTGACAATACCAATACTGTCATTTGTTCTGGTTTGCCAGCAGGATAAGCGACTAACACGTCATCTTTTTTCAAACCAGCACCATTAACCTGCACATCTAAGGTCAATGCACCAGCAGCTGGAGAAGTTGCTGTTTTAACAACATCTGTCCATGCTTGGGCACCAACTGAACTCGCAACGTCAATGCCTGTAAGAGCAGTTACCAACGCTGTTGTGCCTAACGCAATTGACGACACACTACCTGCAGTGAATGTCAGAGCAATACTATTTAAAGTATAAGTTGTTGCTGAATCATTGTTTAATTTGAATGAACTGCCAACTTTCAACGTATGCACAACTTGACCAGCTGTGTTCAACAATTTGTAACTAACACCAGCTGTTGAATCCGCCGCTACAGTTGCTGTTACATAAGTTGCAATACCAGCAGCTGTAACTTTTTCAACTGAGTAAGTACCCGCTGGAATAGCTGTTGTAGGAAGTGAAGTCGCAGCTGCTGAAGCTGCAGCCATGTTTAATGAAAAACCAGCTGAAGTTACATCAGTGAATGCCGATGCATCGTTCATCATGATTTTCATGTTTTTCAACGTGTACTCGTAAGCACTTGCTGAAACAGTCAAACCTGTCTTGGTAATAACCGTTGCAATAGTCGCTTTAGGTAATCCACCTTCCAAATCTGTCGATTCTTGTGTGTAATTTACTGAAGCTGATTGCAATAAACCAATAGAATCATCTTGAGTCAAACGACCCGCACGCTCTAAAGGTCCAATTCGGATTTCTGATGCACCAATTTGAAATTTACTTGATTTTGCTGAACCTAATACTGCCATTTTAAAACTCCGTTTATAGAAAAATTATGTCATCACGACATGGTTGTTGCCTCTAGGGCTTGCGACATCATCTCGACGTGGCGTGTCGTCTCTCGACGAGGTTTTTAATCCAGCAAGTCTCTGATGGATTTTCTTGCTTCATTCCCAGCTGCATGTGAAAGCTGCTGAATAAAAGGTCTGCGGAATTCAGGGTTTAGTAACCTCCGAACTCCTACTTCTTTCCCACCCACATTGCGGATGTTATAGAAGGCACTGCGTAATTCTGCTGTTGTCAGTGGTGCGTTTTTAGCATCCATTTTTGCTTCAATTTCTTTTTGTTCTTTGTACATCTTCTTGGCATATGCTTTAGCCTTTTCGGATTGACCGATGTAGCGATTATGCTCGGTTTGCCGAATGAATCTATTCTGTTCATTTCTCTGATACGGAGATGCTTGAACCTTAGCCATAAACTCTTCGTAATACTCTTTCTGTTTTTTTAACACTCGGAAATGTTTAGACACTTTTCCTGCGATACCACCTGAAGTATTGCGGTGTGAACCTGCATGATTATACGGATTGTTGTAAGGTCCTGTTATCAGGTCATCCATTAACGCGCCATTAGATGCTCTCCATTTAGGAATAGCCAAGTCAATAGAGAATGTTACAGGTGTGGTTCTTTCACCATACACCTTCTTTTCCGAAGCAAAAGTTACAGCATTAGATCTCCATTCATTCATGTCTTTTACGAGCTTTTTCGCATCATAAAAATCAGTACGTTTAACTTTGCTTAAATGCTGGCGTAAATTATTCTGGTAAGCTTTACTCGTCTTATCTTGGTGCTGCCAAAAAGATGGTTTTGATTTTCCTGCTTTTACTTCATCTAATTTTCGTTTGCGTAAAGCATCCCATTGTACTGTGACATTCGGAGTGTACACCTGATGCCCAGAATCAACTCGTACAGAAATTTTTCTAGTAACCTGCTGACCTATTTCTTTTTCGCTGTTAACTTTTAAATTTGGGCTGTTTAAGAACCCACCAAGAGCCTTAACATAAGATGTATAAACCTTTTCTTGTGCGCTTATTAGCCTTTCAACACGACCAAAAATTGAGGACTTTCCAACGGGAGACAACCCCTTTATATTCTCGTGCAATCCTTGCTTTTCCATTGTTCTAAAGAAATCAGTGGCAACAATTGCTTTTAAATTGAGTGATCTTGCAACCTTGTCTTTTAAATCTTGTGTAAGGTCATGGCGCGAGAAATTACCATTTGTCAATCTTGTGGAATGTGGAGCTTTTTTAATGTACGTATTTGCTCTAGCGTTACTAGTCTTATTCGTACCTACTTCACCGCCACTTTCAGTAGATAAACTTATTGACCCAACTTGGTTTTCTTTTCTGTTCTCAACACGCGACTTAATTTTACTTACAATAACCGTTGGGTTATCCAACATAAACTTATTGTGTTTGTCTATCAGTTCCTGCTCTACCCGCGCACCACGTTCCTTCATGGTTTCGCCGTTGTTACTATTCCTTTCTTGCTGCTCCTTCATGAGCTTAGTGCGATCAGCTATTAAGTCAGCGGCAGACTTAACCTTCGCCGCTTCAGCAGCTTCAATCTCTCTAGCCCAATCAGCTGTTGATTTTTTATGCCCTTTAAACTTAGCATCCGCAGCATCTGCTTTTGAAGCACCATCATCAAGGTAGTGATCTTCAATGCCATGGAAATCATCGTGACTATCTAATCTACTATTACTAGATTTAAACCCATCATCAGAACCATAATCGTAGTCCCAATCACCCGACATTTCTAAGCACCTTTATGACCACAGAAACACTGCGTACATTAGTAGATTGGTCTTGCTGAGATGGTGATAAACCACACGATACAATATGAAATCTTCCTTCAAAAACATTAGAGGCAACATCACCACTGTAATCGTAAATATCGTGACTCGTGCCTACTCTGAATTTTTCGGATATAGCACCAATGATGTCTAAGGATATGTATTGGCTTGGGTCTAACATTGTCATGGCACCCACATCAAAACTCGCTGTGTAAAGCGGGTCAAATGGGGTTTCGTCTAAGCCTGTGAAATCCCAAAAGATTGCAGGCTTTTCAGGCGCAACTAACGTCATGTCAAATTCAGGTGAGGCGAAGTCAAAGAACGGTAACGATTTCCCATCCGCAACTTCTTTCGTTAAGAAATCTATCGTCGATTTTAATGCAACAGAAAATGTAGCATAACTCATACCTGTTTCTTCCCTATGGCTCTACACACCTTAAACCCTGAACTGGCATACACATCCCGAACTTCGTAAAACATATCACCTATTCTAATTTCATTAGACGTGTCAAAAACACTATCGGAAGGCATGAAAATTAGACTATCAGAATATTTACTTGTCTTGACCATTGATGACGTGGCAGATGTGACGTGTTCAACATCACAGTAGTACAACCCCACACTTTGGCGTGTTGCACCGTTAACCACTCCAGAGGCAGCATACGTTTTTAATTGAGAGAGTAATTCACCCTGAGAATCAGCACGGCGTAATAAGTAAAACTTACTGTACTGATCGCCATTTACGTCACTGGTCTTAAATCCTACAAGGAAAACTTGGTCAGTAACATCAACTCGGACTATTGAATAATCGTCTAAAGCCGTTGAAGATACTTCAGTTAATGCGTATTGGCAGTTCGTATCGAACTCATGGAATGAAACAAATCGATCAGAGGGGAGTATTGCAATTGTGCCTACGTTTGGAACCCATGAGGTTCCGTTCCAGCCACTAATGGTTGTATTTGTAAAGTATGAGGCAGCTGTGGATAAGTCCAAACTACCCGACCACTGAGTCACGCTCAGATCCAGCTAAGGAGAATCTTGGATAGGCTACAACTGCGACTGAACTGTTATTGTCCATAGCCAATTTTTTGTAAAAAGCAACTCGCTCAGATAACTGGTTGTATAAACTATCCCAGTTAATGCTGCTGAATCTATCCATTGAATTTTTGCCATCAGAAATACTTTGTATTGCTGACATTTGAAGCGAAGGTATGACAAGTTTTGCACAAAAGTAAGTTGAGTATAATCCGATAGCGTCAACAATATTTAGCTCTGCAGGTATAGTTGACCCATAACTAACAGAATCTACAATCGTCTGAATACCACTAATCCAACTTGATAAATCAAGATTTAACTCTTTCTCCAAGTCTCTCACAACTAAACGTGAATCTGGACTATCTTTTTCTGATAAACCTAATACTGAGCGGATTTTATCTGTATCGGTAAAACCTACGGGTAACATAAATGCATCCTTCAACTTTGATGGATGCATTATACCTCAACTAGACATTATTTATAATCTTTTCTTCCAAGATTTCTTTACAACGCTCAATAATTCTCAACTGTTCGTATATATCATAATCTTTTATTGTGTAAATTAACTTGTCTTCAACCGTGAGTATCTCAACCGCTGAATTTTTAGGCTCTTCAGGTGCTGGTCGAGGTGGCGTAGTAACAGGTGTGGTTGCAAAAGATTCTTGTTGAACCCTTACAGAGCTACCTTCATAAGTCGCTCCCTCTTTTTGTTTAGCTACAGGGACAGGCTTACCCTTAAACTCCGCAATCTTAGCTAGTATTTCATTTTTAGTTAATCCACGTCCTAGTGCGTACTGGTATGCTTTATTTCCAACTTCCCTATCCTGGTTCATCACCATCGCAATTTCCGCGCATACTGACATAGACATACCTGTCATTTCCCGTTCTGAGAAATGTTTTGCTAATTGCATGTATCTGTATCTGGTTTGTTGCGTAAATTCATCAATTCCGTTGTCTCTCAACCAGCATCCAAACTCAACATCATTGATAAATTTCTTTCTCGCAGCTAATAATATTCTTCCTTTCGCCAGTGCTACTACACCCTCAATTCTACCGTAGGCTAAAGCCAACTCGCCTAACGAATACTTATCAAGCTTTTCCTTGCCTGTTATAATTTTTAACTCGTTTTCTTTTTGAATCTCATTTAACGTCATATCATTGACATCAATTAAATCGTTCATAACCTTACCCTTAAAGTAACTAAAATAACTAAATTAACTATAAAACTTACAATTTAAGCCTACTCCCTACGCTTAGTTGTTGTCAATGTTTTTTTTTATGCCAAAAAGAAGCCCCGCCGAAGCGAGGCTCTTTAAGCTAACTAGTCTAAACTAATTTTGCCGCGCCCAACTCAACCTGCACTTGCAAGAAAGGTGGGACTACTTCAAATGTATCACCTGAACGATACCAGGTTGCTACGCCTTCTGTTGAGTCATAAATATCAAACTCTGTAACTAAAGTTACTGTTTTTGCTGATTTTAATGCTGGTGCTTCTGCCATGTTATTCTCCTAAATTAAGCAAATGTCATTACTCTCCAGCCTTCGCCAGAGTTCAACATACGGTTGTAAGTTTCGCTGAAATCAAATCTCAACGCAGTTGATTTACGCAATACAAATTCCTCAATTGCGCTGTAATTCGCAGATGAATTGATAACTCGTGTAATCGCACGTTTGCTATCAATACCAACAATTTTACCAGCACCACCTAAAACTGCATCATCAACGATGAAGAAGTTCATTGAACCTGGGATGTTAGTGTTTGCAGCAACGATTAAAGAATTTAAACGACCATCAGTACCTTCGTTACCCGTCCAAATCGGCTTACCTACGCGACCTTCGATTGCTAAGTATGTATCTAATGAACACATAACCCAATCAATTGATAATTTCTTCCAATCTGCACGAAGGTACTGGAGCCAAGCACGTTGAGTAAACGTAGCAGCACTGTTTGGTGATGCAACAGTATCATACTGAGCAGCAGTTTTACTTGTCAAAGCAGAGATGCCTAAGTCAACATCACCCGTAATCATTTTAGTTAAACCACCATCAATGATACGAATACGTTCACCAAGTGCTTGTTCGCGTAATGCAATAGAAACTAAGTCCAACGTAGTTGCAGCTTGTGCTTCTTTTGTGATACTCAAACCGATAGAGTACGTAGGTAATCTAAATGATTTTTCAGACAAGCTGATTGAAACCATAGATTTCGGTTCAGAATTCTGCGAGATCGGAGCCATTGCTGATGCTGCGCCACGTGGGGCTGTTACATCAATCATAGGAACGTCATAACGGCTTGATGATACAGAAATCGTGTTTGCTACCATACGGTTAAATAACGCAGTGTAGCTTGTATTATCTTCCACCAAGTTAGCATTCATGATTTCTAAAATAACACTTGGGAACATCATACGCCCAGTGATACCGTTACGAGCATCACCTTCGTTACGAGTAATCGCACCCATGTTGATTTCAGACGAGCCATCTAAAATAGATGCCATCGTAGGTGGTTTGATGCCATACTGCGAATCCTGCTTAACATACATACCCGCTGAAGCCAAGATTTGCTCATAAGCTGTACCGTGTTCACCGTCTGTGTCAAACTTGTTATTCAAATGCTGTGCAAGTGACATACCTTTTGCATCTGCATCTGCATAATCAGACATCGCAATGTCTACTTCATAACTTGCGCCATTTTTACCAATAATTTGTGTCATCGAATTCTCCTTAGATTCTTTCGATTAAGATAACGTCATTCAACGCCGCAGCAGCTGATGGGTTTGAGTTTGTGAAATTGCGGATATATCGCCAGCTTGCACGTGTCGTTGTATGTGTGTCTGTAATAACTACGCCTAATGTTTCAGTCGTGCCGACAGCAGGAGCTGTACCAGCCATAACGTAGGCACCATAGGCAATTGCAGCGCCTGCTTTAACTGCACGGCGACCTTCACGTTGGATTGACGCTAGTGTCATCCCACCATTTACTGGAAATGGCTCAATTGCGGCTAAGAAACCATCAATCTCGTCACCTGAAGCGCACTCAACGAAACCGTTAGTACCACTGACCAAGCCTAATTTCATAGCACGACCTAAGTCTTTACCTGTGTATTGACCTGCACCTTTACCTGCTGCATCCAAAGTAACTACACCAACTGCTGCGGTTTCCCACGAACTGGTGACAATTAACTCTTCAAAATATGCTGTTGACATCTATTTCCCCTTGATTAAATTTTGGTTGCGCCAACCGCTCTCTTTTGAGCCGCTGACATTGTTACTTTTTCTTTTTCAGTAGAAGCTAATTCAGTTAAGCTACCGACTGCGAAAGTGTTGTTGAACTCTTTACTAATGTTGCTGTACGTAGACAAAATCACTTCGTCACTCGCAGTAGCGAGATCCACACGACCACGCCCAAGACCCACGTTTCGTAAATTGATTGAATCTGCTGCAATTGCGCGTAACTGAGTGTGCGTAACATCGATTGTTTCCAATTTTGATTTCATCTCACGGTTATCTAACATCAAGGAAATCATCTTTTCGTTAGATTCTGCTAATTGCGCCTTGAAGAAATCTGATGCTTCTACAGGCGCTGGAGCTGGAGCTTCAGGTTCTGGATCTTGCACATCTTCTGGTTCAACTACATCTTGTTCTATTACTTCATCTTCTGCATCAAGTGCAGCTTCCAACGACACACCTGCAGCTAATAAAGCTGCGGATTTATCGCTTAAAACATTTTTACGTGCCATACAATTTCCTTCTGTTGATAAATTCATTCGACCAGAATCTTTACTAGACGCTGAAACCTTTTTTACTAAACTTGATGTTAATTCCTCGAAGGTCGTGATTTTATCTACTAGACCTAAAGGAAGGGCTTCAAAGCCCAGCTGGGTTGAGCCATTTCCCCATATATCTGCCGTGTCCATAGACAAGCCTCTAAGTTGAGAAATGTTCGTTTTAAATTCCATGTAAAGTGTGTCAATCTTACTTTGGATTTCTGCTTTAGCTTCTGCAGATAATACCTCGTATGGAGAGCCCATTGCCTTCCGCGAGGTGCTGCGAATCACGGTTGCAGTGACCCCATCCTGTTCCATTCGACCCACATACTGCATCGAAATTGCTATGCAGCCAATGCTTCCGACTGTTGCAAGCCTTTCAGCATGAACAGTATCAGTTGAGCTTAATAACCAATACCCTGCTGAACACGCCTGGTTTTCTACAAACCCTGTGATGGGCTTATGCTCGCTTGAAATCTTCTGGATTAAAGCGGCTACAGAAGAAATTCCCATAGCCGAGCCGCCAGGAGAATCCACGTTAAGCAGGATTTGTTTAATCTCAGGATCTTGCGCGGCTGTAATCAGGGTGTCCTTAATTACGTTATAGCCAATCACCCCAAACATGGCTGCGAAAGCTGGGGCTTCTGTTACAAGTGACCCTGAGATGGATATAACCCCCACCCCTTCATGTACAGATAAAAGACCATAGTCTGCGGGGTCAAAGTTACTCGCACTTGCCAGTTCAATCTTTGCAAGGTTTATTTCTACTTCGCGGTAGTTGTTTTCACTACCCAACCAAATCTCTGTGTTCATTCTTTTCCTTTATAAACTTCTGGCATCTTTGATCCTTTTCGTAAATTATCTTTAGCCCAAAGTGGCTGTAAATTTGTGTAATGGTTTAGTCTGATTACATCTTCTTCTGTTTTAGCTGAAGCTAAGGGTATTTTATGATCAATGTGCCATTCTGACCGATTTTCCCATGACATCCCTTGTTGAAAACTGACCTCTAAATGCTGCATCAGCTCTTGATAACTACAACCAAGAATTTGTTCCGTACTGCTTCCCTTTGCGACCACGCTCCGTCTAAGAGCGTCATGTATGAAAGACCTAGTCTGGAGTTTAAACTTGAACAAGGGGTCACTCTCTTTGCGTTTCTTCCTGTATTCACTATCGTACTTTAGTCTTGCATCTTTAGTGGCTAGAACCCATTTCTTGCGAGTTTCCTCAGTCCGTTCTTTAGTGTTAGCCATGTAAGTTTTTCTACAGATTTTACATTCGCTGTTCACTCCCAGTGGTTTTGTCCTGTTCCGTTGGAAATTACTTAACAGTTGCTCGACGTTACATACAGTACAGAATTTATGCCCTTCTGCTGGTTTAGGTGTGATCTTATCCTTTTCTTTTCTAGCAGCATCTCTCTTAGCTTTTACTTTTTCGGATGAGCGGTCTCGGATGGTTTTTAGTTTTTCTGGGTTTTCTTGATAATACTTCTTCTTTCTTTCTGCGATTTTTGAGGCACTATTCTTTGTATAATCCCGTTTTTCTGCAAGAATATCTTCTCGGTGTTCTGCGTAGTACTCTTTTCGCTGGGATTGAATGCGCTCTTTATTATCTTTGTTATACTGTTGACAGCAAGATACACACTTTGGTTGTCTACCGTCCCTATATTTCTTTGCTCTATAAAACATAGCTTCAGGTTTAACTTCTTTACACGTTGTACAAACTTTTGTCATTTCAGATTCTCCAGAACCAAATCTACCAGAATAAAAAGATAGCACAGCAAGGTAATCTGGTTTACCTGTTCGGGTTGCATTCCCTAGCTGTACTGTGTTCATTATATCACAAATCCTTGACTTAACATCCAGTGCTTAACTCTCGTCTCTTGCAACAAGTCTTCTTTCAACTTGTGAATTATGTGGTGCATCATTAGACCTTCCTGCCATATATAAATTGTCCATGCGTTCATGAACTCGTGTGAATAAGCAGTCAATGTCTTCCTTTAATTCTTCACGCAACCCATTGAATACTTTGTCTAAATCTTCTCGTTTGATACTAGTTGTTTTAAGAATCTCCAAGTCCGTCTTCATCTCTTGGATTTTCTCACCCTGCTTATCAATCCGTGAGGAATTATCTTTATGCTTACGGTCTAAGTCCCCGATTTTATCCGTAGCCATTGACTTAACCGTATTGATAAACCAGGCTAAAATTGCTACAACTGTTCCGATTGCTAGTTCTGACATAAATTCTGTGTCTAGTGAGAATCCATCGTGCATGGGTTAACCCTCTGTAATGAAATTGTGAACACCCATTACACCTAAAAAGAACGTGAGTATTGCTACCATGTCTTCTGCAGGAAAGTGTAATTGGGTGGCGATGAACGGGATAATAGCAAATATGCCTCTCTGCGATCCCTGCTCTGAAAGTTTATTTTTGATCTTTTCCCACACGCTAGGCTGTGGGACTGGTTGCTGTTCCGCCAGAATGTCTTTGATCAAACTTTCCAAAACGATTCTGTCTACCATCGGATGGGTTTGGAGCTGAATTTTCTAACGTCAACATGGACGAAAGTGGGGTAGATTCCCATACCGCCGATTTTAAAGTTCTTCTCTAAAAACGCAGCAAGTTGTTTGGGGGATTTTGACTTTATGTGGATGTCAGCGGCTTTACCTAATAGGTGTTGTGACTTAGGTTTTCCACCGCATTTTTTATTATGGACTTCACAACGGTATGCTGATGTAAGGAAAATCGGTTCCCCTAGCTTCTCTCTGATTGATTCGAGAAGGACTAATAACTCTTGTGTTACCCTATTAGCTCCACAGTGGTGACAGGATAACTCTTTTGTTTTGAAGTGTTTACTTTCCATTTGCACGCATTATACCAGAAGTTTCGTCAAGTCAACAGGGTAATTAAGGCTTAACCTTATTATTTCCACCCGCCGACTTAGGTGCTTTATTCGTACTCGATTGTTTCGTAGCAGGATTAGCATCTGTGTTAGTTTTAAGAATGTCTTGTGTTTGGTTGTTCAAGAATTGCGTACCTGATAAAGGCTTGAATCCTGCTGACAGTTCACCCGTACCTAAAATAGCTGCTGCTTCACTATCAGAAATAAACCCGTAGCTTAACTGCTCGAGTATCCGTGTTTGAGCCATCATCTTAAAACTTTCAAGCTCTTCTTTCGGACGTAGCGCAATTGAATTAAACTTGGCTACTACGTACCCCTCAAACCCAATTAGTCGGCATGCTAGAGTCAAAGCTCTTGATAAAACCGTCTCAACAGGTTGCTGCATTCCAGCCGCTTGCTGGATAAATAATAAGCTTTCAGTTGATGCGGTATTCTGCGTGCCTGTGCCCTTGCCTATGACTGATTGTGGTACTTTCAATGCAGTTGCAAGGATAGAGTCAATAATACCCACCAAGCCCGTGTAATCGCCTGACGCACCTATCTGTGAATTCAAGTAATCCGTCTCAATGTTAGAGAACGTGACAATTGCACTTTCAGGAGATAGTTTCTCAATCTCACTAATCACACTTTGGCGTACTGATTCAACCCATGCCTCTAATTTATCCGCATCACCTCGCACTGCTGCAGGTGCTGATTTGATAATGTCTTCATAGTTAATTTTAACTGTTAACCGACTATGACCTGAGCGTTCAACAGATCTGCGAATGTCCTGCACAACTTCAGCATGGAATATCGCTGAGTTGATTGCTGGCTCGATTGGGGAATATGTGTACGCCGTTGTGGGGTCAAAGTCTAACGCAGCATAAAAGAAAGTCGGAACATCAAGGTCGATGTTTCCTTTCTGTGATGAGTATCTGGGAATCAAGTTTTGTGTAATTCCGTCCGCTTTGGTTGATACTACAAACTGCATCTTTTCAGTAGATGCTGGCTTTAGTGAGTAAGGCAACCTTGCTTTGTCCAAGACTAACTCAGCAGCACATGACCCTGTCAGTACCACTCCTCGTAGTAACGTTTCCAAAACACCTGCGATTGACTGTCTACCGTCATACCCCGTAGTGTAATCAAACTGGGTTTCTAGTCGGTTGAGAATAGAGCGTAATAGCGTTGACCCTTCTGGGGATAACTGATGCGTTGCATCGTAGACCCTATAACTTAGTCCCGAGTTTGCAATCCGTACCATCGCTGAAACAGTTGCGGATACGTCAGGATTCGTCCGTGCCAGTTGTCTAATAGCCTCAAGCTCATTTCCAGAAGCCCTTAACTGAGACACATCCTTGTTAAAATAACTCGTATTCGTATTTGTTAACTTTGCTCCACCAGTTTTACCTGTTGTTACATCTGGTGTTTGTACACCTACTACTAACTTTTTTACTTTAACCGTTGTATCTATTGTATTTGCCATTAACTTCTACCATCCTGATTTTTATACTGTTTACCCACAAACGCTTGCGCTATTGTAGCACGGGGACTGAAATTTGTGTAGGCTCCAGTTTCCACCATGCTGCCTGCAATTTGTAAATAGTTCAATGCGTGGAAATAATGATCAGCTGAAATCTTTTGCCACTTCTCCGTTAACTTTCCTTCCGTATCCGTTCTCTCAACACGCTTCATACCTTGTAAGTGTTTTGATAATGTTTCATTCTCTGGGAAAGAAGCAAACTTAACCTTACCTGTATTCACCTGCTTCACAAGAAAGTCTAGGGACTTAGTCCGATTAAGACTAACTATCCAGTCACTCTCATTCACCTTGTGTGATGGCATGTTTCTATCTGTTAACGTGTACATAGCAGGCATTACCATACCGTCAGGAAACTGGTGCTGAATCTTAATCACGGTATCCCAGAAAGGCGCACTATCTATTATCGCTTGTACCACATTAAACTGCTTAAACCGCTCAACCACTGTGAGAAACAAGTTATCTACATTGTTACCGTCTACACGTATTTGCTCCGCCCATATCACATGAAGTTCTTCAACACCATTCACATTCATAGGCTTGCCAATTAACAGCCATGACGTTTTACCTATATCAAGCCCAGCTACACAACCATTTACATTACTTCCTGGCATTACAGGATTAAGCGTTGTGTTGTCCCGAACAGCACTTGGTAAAATTGAGTTACTCGAAGAATCATGCGGTAAGCCAAGGACGAAGTTGTAAAAATGCCCTTGCTCCTCCATAAAGTTAATCCTTTTTCTCAGGATTGACTCTGCACTATGGTACTCAGGCAAATCAAATGGGTTTACAGAAAAGCCCTCAGTGTGCTTAACGCTTGGGTTTTCTGCTACCCACTCACGGTAATCAGGCTGTAGGTTTTCTTTCGTTATGACATTTTTACAACTAGGGCATAGTAACTGGGCAGTAGATAAAAGACCTCTCTCATCCAAATCAAGTACGTCTACATACGAAATTTCGTGCATGCTTCTGTCATACCCCTGCACGACCACGTTATCAAGGAATGATGGGTTTGACCATTCACCACAATGCTTACATTTGACTAAACGATACTGTTTATTCGACTGCTCAAACATAGCAGAAATCCCCACCCCTATTAAGGAAGGTGTTGATAACTGTCTACGTATTCCACGCACGTTTAATTCCTCATTCTTGAACTTTGAGTGAGTTAATCGAGATTCCGCAGTAACTAAATTTTCAGCATTACAGAAATCGATCTCATCAATCACAAGAAAATCCGTGGCAACCGAAATAACTGCCTTTTGTGACCCACTCATGTGTAATTGGGACGTACCAAGCATCTTAAACGCCGCGTTATCATTACCTGCCTGCATAATTCCAGACAAATACTTACTATCTCGGATAATTGGCTCAATTCTGGACTTAGAAAACCTCAATGCTTCACTTACCGTAGGTAGTATGTACATTGCAGTCGTATCTGATTGCACAGCTAAGAACGCTAGTACAAGACGTGCAGACATTTCAGATAATCCACACTGGGAGGGCTTAATTACCGCTTGATTGGGACTTTTCGAGTTTATGATGGGTATTTGGTACTCATGCTCTAAAAATGAGAACTTTGAGCCATTTAATGACGTATTTTGGACTAACCAGTCAGATAATCGCCCTAAAGAGGACGTTCTTGCTACAGTATCACGTAATCTGCTTAAAAACTCACGGCTTATCTTATCCATTTCCGCATCCTTGCCTCTTCCAGCTTCGCACACTCAATACACATTGATGCGTTAATGGCTTTCACACGCTCAGGAGGTATCGTTTCACCACAGTCCTCACAGATTCCATCAGACAATACGTAACGCGCATTCCCTAACTGGACACGTATCGCTATTTCTGTGTCGCGTAACTGCGCCTCTTGAGATTTTTCGATGTCATCCATAACGTACTCTATACATATCAGCGTAAGGCGAAGGTGTTTCAAGCTCTGGTACAAACGGTGGGTTCATATCAAGTACAACCTGAATCAGCCCATTCATCGTTTTCATCCACTCAGGTGAGATCGCCGCCCCACCAAAAATTCTATAAAAAGATACCGCAATCCCATCCCGAGCCTCGTCAGTGAATAAGAATATGGCTGGAACTAATTCGCCATCCTCCAATATGAGGAGCCAACGACTCTTCAAGTTGACAAGGAACACAGGTTGTTCTACCTCTAGCGTATGCCTAAGTAATGAATTTGCGCCGCATTTGGCTATTTCATACCAGGGATGTGTACCATCTCGTAAAACAACCCACGTCTCGGGTTGGCTCTTCAAATAACCCATCACTTGCTCAGTTTCCCAAGGTGTGGATTTCACTAACTCTAATAAGTCAGCATGCTTCTTGATTGCAGTAACGTCAATTCCCCTCATCAGGAACGAAGATACTTGCGTTACTAGTCTACTCGGAGAGTAAACGCTCAAGGTTGTCAAAATAAGCCTCCTGTACTTCTAAATCCAACGTCTTAATAGCTGCTGCCACAGACAACTCAATCTTCTTAATCCGTTCCTGGTTGATCATCTGGTCTGAATACTTCGTCAACATAGCAAACAATGACGTAGACGTAGACACCAACGCCTGTAAATCCTTCGGATTCGCGTTTGCACCCAATGATGTAATCTGTGCACGTAACAAACGAACCATCTGCATCTGCTCCTGTACCTCAACCAACATATCAATAGGCTGTCCCAACTCAAATCCTGGTGGCTTTTCAGACTCACCATACGGGACATTGATTAAATCAGCCAATCGCTTACGGTCTGCATGCTCCGCATATTTGAAATGGAGCGCAAGGTAATCAATTACATCAGGTATAGACAGTTGGAGGTTCTTCATAAGTGTAGGATTATACCCTACGTTTTAAGTATGTCAACCAACAAGCTAGAGTGTGGGTATAACCACTCAGGTTGTAAGGTTGAAAAGTGAGATTTGGAAAATTTTGTTGATCAACATAATAATGCCTAACAACAGGTCAGTAGGTATATTGTATGCACCCGTAAAGCTATAATGATTACAAGTTAAACGAAACGGCAAGCAGAACAAGCCTTAGTCATTTTTCCCTTTGTCAAAAATCGAGCAAAAGTTGCGACCTTATAAAATGGAAAGGCACGCATAAAATCTTTTTGGCAAGTCATAAACGCTCTTTAAAAATTTGGATAGCTACGCCCTGAATCGTCCGCTGTGAAGCGTGATAAGCACGATGTTGTCAAGGCAAGCGAACAAGTACCGTCTTGAAAGTACCCTTTGGGGTACTTTGTAAAACGGGTTAATCAAGTCACAGAATACTTGTCTTTGCATCAAACGCAGGCAATCTGAAAGTGCTAGGGTTGAACTGACTGAAAAACGGCTTTAATGGTAAGTTATGCGTAACGAACCAGCTTTTAAGGCTTATAAAATCTGCTGGGTAATTAGTCGTCAGGACAGCCACGAGTACCTCTTTGAGAGAGCATGAATGCGTGGAATCGCCTAATACGGAATGGGTGGTAACAGTCACAAAGGTCAAGTAATGCCTAGAATATATTGAATAGGGCATAGAGTGGTGTATCGGATACGTCATAGAATAATGATTGAAATTTAGCGGGAGAGCTACGCCTATAGAATTAAACTTCGTGGGCGGGTTCGACAACAAACCGTTTTAAAGTAGATAAACATTTTGAAGGCTTGGTTATCGTGAGAGTGTGGAAGAGTGTGCCTGTTGATTTATCGCAGTAAAATTGAAAGTTCCCGCGTCAATGTTGTACGACTTTGGTAGAAGTACCAGTTAGGAATTAGTAAAGGTAAAAACCCACGATTTAGAATCACCCGACCTCGGTAGTAAGGCGGACTCTAATGCTCACAACTTCACTTTGGCAAGTCCCCCCTGGGGTACTTGGTGACACTTAGTGATTATAGATTTTAAATTTTAAATTACGTTATAACCTTGCTAGGAACAAGGTTATTGCGTCAAGCGTGCATTCCGTATGCTTGATTCAATAACTTTATTAAGGAATTTAAAATGTCAACTCTAAATTTAACTAAAACATCTACAATCATCAAATTAGCTCAAGCTGTAAAATCTGAGTTTAACACTCACAGCTTAGAGTCTGACGGCGTAGAGTTTAAACAAGTTACAGCAACAACCCAAAACATCGGCAACATTGTCAACGCCTCAATCATGGGCAACAGCGCGGGTATTGTTTTAGCCTCTTTTATTCGTGGTGCGTCAAAAGCTGACGTTAGCGAATACTTCAACTCGTTAGAAGCGCAAGCCTTAATTTTAGGCTTCGATGCTACTTTTGTCAGTGACTGTTCAAAACGCTTTTTTCATGAAGTTTCAAAACAACGCGCAACTTTTGGCAAAGACTTAACATTTTTGCCTTTTGAAGACGCGGCTTCTTGCTTACAACGTGAAAAAGGAACAGCTTCAGGTATCAAATGGGGTGACTGGGTTGATAATAGCTGGGTAATGAAAGCAATCTATGCTTCAGCTAAATCTGAAAAAGAAACCGAAACCGAAACCGCTCAAGGTGGTGAAGGTGAAGTGAATAAAACGCAAGAAGTCTCTATGGTTGATAGAGTGTTCAACGCGGCGGCAACTCTTGAAATCAACGATTTGATTGAATTACAAAATAGAATTAACGCTCTTGTATCAGAAAAACAATCTGCTACAGCGTAAGCGTAAGGATTAAAACGAAGTACCCTTCGGGGTACTTTGTGTTGTCTGCTGATTTAAACAGCACTGATGAGCCTTCAGTTCAAGGCGAAACAACAGGAATTATTTATGCAAGTAAAAACAGTTTATCCTTTCGAGTGGGCAGTAACTCGTAAAACATACTTCACAGGTTACATTTATCAAAATGATTTCCAAAGAAAACTAGGTCTTAGATTGCAAAATGGGGTTTTAGGACTTTGATTAAATGAAGTACCCTTCGGGGTACTTCGTGTTGTCTGCTGATTTAAACAGCACTGATGAGCCTTCAGTTCAAGGCGAAACAACAGGAATTATTTATGCAAAAATTATCAGTAGTATATCAGCAGTATGAAGAGTTTTCAGCAACAGCGGCTGACGTAGTACAAGCCGCACTCGTGGAGGGGCATCCTATCATGGAAGCTCTAGCAATGGTCGGCGCAAAAGGTCTAAACGACCTGCACCTGATTGATACTGAAAGAGCTGTGGCTTTTCTTGGCTGGGACACATACGCCCAATCTCACGAAATCATGTATCAGGAAAGATTCCCAGAAGCACCAGAAACAAAGTGTTACGTTTTATAAGTACCCCAAAGGGTACTTGTTGGTTCCACACAACAGGATTCCCTTTAAAGATACAAATGGG